CATAACTGTATCACCTGCGGCTGTGTCTATTTCATTGGTCAACAAGCTACCTACACCATCGAGCACCATCAATTCAAAGTTACCTGGAGTAACAACAGTTGTTGATACCAGATTACCTAATCCAGGATAAACAGCATTAGGATCATCGTAATCAGTTATGATAGTACCTTGTTGATCAGCAAAAACATTAGCAATAATTTTAGTAATAATTCCCATCTTCATAACTTTAGCAGGAGGTGTAATCCATATAGGAGTTGTAAATGTCATTGTTAATATATCAATATTTTGCTCCACACCCTGAGGTATTTGACGACTTGTCCAGCTGGTACTTTCAAGTTGTAAAACAGTAAGACTAGTCCAATCTATAAAGTTATCGGTGGTTTGAAGTTCTAATGATGGATTAAACAAATATGCTATTTGTTCAAATATTTGTAATTTTTGTTCAGTGTTTGTAGTCCATATATCTGCGCTGAATGTTAACTTATAAGGGCTAGGCATAATACGTTCTACAGTATATCCCAGTCCTTGTGTGTTTAGATACTGACCTGTTGTTTCATCAAACTCACGCTCACGAATTTGAATCTTGCTGACAAAAGTAGGATCTTGCAATCTGCTTTGATCATAGTCTAGACCTTTGATATAGCAAGCAATAAATGGTGCTGTTGGCATGACATTTTCTGTATTCTTTTTCAATAATGCACTGGCCTGACGACTAGGGTCACCATACATTACAGGTACTTGACTTAGTCTACCTGAACTATCTTTCCAAGAAAAATTGCTCATCACTCGCATGTACTGAGTTAGATATCGGCGTACTTGTCCTGAATAAAAATGATCCATGTTAATTGTCTGCCCTAGGTTTAAGTGCGGTATTCAATGCTTGTTTCTCTACAACAAGTTTGCCATTAATAGTAGCGGTTGTAGTATTATTAATAAAACTGGTCTTTTGTGTTTGTCGTATCTGTGAGCCAAAGAAAGTTCCTGTGCTGACATCTTGTGCACCAAACTGATTCATAGTCATACGTACATTTTGTTCAATCATGATCCACTTTGCACCATCAAACCTATACAAGACATTAGGCAAATAATCAGTTCGTAGATAGTGTTGTCCTACACTAGGATCATTAGGAAATTGTATGCCTGAGCCGAATGCCGCACCATTCTTAGGAATACTATTACCTGATGCATATCCTACATATACCTTCCCATTAGGAGTATTTAGAATCATACTGGCATCCATGGTATCTATACTGGCGTCATCTGTAACATCGCTAGTAGCCGCATAACTTACTAGACCAGTGCCAGTTGAGGTAGGAATAACAAAGAATTGATTTGTATCATATCCACTTACAGGTGCATCTAATGTGGCCTGTGTAATAATCTGATCATTGATTAAAATACTTTGATTGTAAGTACTGAGTAGATCTTTAAGAGTAGTTCCATCACCATTGCCTGAATCTTGTGCAAATATTTGACTGAATTCTTGACTATCAACCAACGGTACACACTTGGCACGAACTAGGTGAGGATACCATGTTTGACTAAAACCATTGGCAGGACGAGTAACATCCTGCACAACATAAAATCTTTTAAGAGCAACAAAATTGTTGTCTAGAGCATATTCATCTTTTAAGTGAGGCAGTTCTAGCACATCGCCAGGCATGATTTTACGCCCTAGTGTATCTACACAGTTGCGTAAATGAAAGTGCATTAATACTGTGTCGTTCTGTAAAAATAAACCAAACTGACTTAAATTAAAATCTAAATCAGCCATTGTATAGATACCACGAATTGTGTATACGTCTGGCTCGTAGTTGCGATCACGATTTTCCATGAACAACACATCTTGTATGCCTAGCTCGGGTATTGGATTTGCAGAATTATTAGGAGTTGTAGGAGTAGATTCTCCATCTTGTGGAGCAACTGGACCGAGGTATTTGTGAATAAAAATATCTGTACCACCGACCTGAAACTGCTCATTGATTATACGATCAATGAAGCGAAAGTCCGGCCCTTTTTCCGGTTTATAAAGACTTAGCCTGGGCAAATTAGTTCTCCTGTTAGTTCTATTTATCGGCTAAATATCGATATGATAGACAACGATCCAGCCCTAAACCAATACCAAGAAGTTATCGACTATATTAAAGCCATGCTTGGCTCGGGTATGATAGATATCGAATTGGACCCAATACACTACAATACCGCAATCGGTCGTGCGCTGGCAAAATTTCGTCAACGCAGTAGTAATAGTGTTGAAGAAAGTTTTGGATTTTTAACTATTCAAGTCGATGTCACAGACTATTACATGCCTAAAGAAGTAATGAGTGTACGTCAATTGTTCCGTAGAAGCATTGGTTCAAGATCCGGTGGCGGCGCTGGGGGTACATTGTTTGAACCATTTAACCTAGCCTATAGTAATACATATTTGCTTGCATCAACAAACATGGGTGGCCTAGCTACTTATTATGCCTTTGCTGGATACCAAAAACAGGTCGGTAAAATGTTTGGTAGCGATATAAATTTTACTTTTAATCCTACTACAAAATTACTGACTATCATGCAACGCCCCCGAGCTGAAGAAGAAGTGTTAGTATGGATGCATAATCATCGTCCTGATTTTAATTTATTACAAGATCCACAAGCACAGCAGTGGTTACGCGATTATGCTCTGGCAACCTGTAAGATTATGCTGGGTGAGGCTCGCGAAAAATTTGCTACAATTACTTCACCACAAGGTGGAACGCAGTTAAATGGTGCCGCACTCAAAGCTGAGGGTAAAGCTGAAATTGAAATACTAGAGCAAGACCTAATCAACTACAAAGATGGCGGACAGCCACTTACATTTGTAATTGGCTAATAAAATATTGACATCATAATCTATTTGTAATAAATTATAGTATCAAGGAGACGCTATGATTGTAGGTGTATGTGGTTTTATTGGTTCGGGAAAGGACACTATTGCAGACTATTTGACAAACTTCTATGGATTTCGCAGAGAATCTTTTGCCAATAGTCTTAAAGATGCAGTAGCACAGGTGTTTGGTTGGGACCGAACTATGCTAGAAGGCCGTACAAAACAAGCCCGTGAATGGCGCGAACAACGAGATGAATGGTGGAGTCAACGCCTTGGTATGGACATAACACCTCGCTGGATCCTGCAATTTTGGGGTACAGAAGTTTGTCGAAAAGCATTTCATAATGATATTTGGATTGCTTCATTAGAGAATAAATTACGCAACTCGAAGGATGACATAGTTATCAGTGATTGCCGTTTTCCTAATGAAATTAAATCAATCAAAGATGCAGGCGGTATTGTAATTCGTGTTGTTCGTGGACCGGAACCTGAATGGTATGATGCGGCTATTAGTACTAACCGTGGTCCCAATGGTAATACAACCTGGGCATTGAGCCGAGCAAAATTAGAAAGATTAAAAATACACGCCAGCGAAACAGCATGGGTAGGTACAGAGTTTGATCATGTATTAGACAATAACGGTACCATTGACGATTTGTTTATACAGGTTAAAGATATATTACCCTCTGCTGATTTGCCATTGAGTGCAAAACTTGCTTTAGATTTAATTTAGAAGTCGGGAATCAAATCTCCCTGACGCCACTTAACTCCTTCTTTGTGTAGAATACGTTGGCAATTAGCACATACTGTCTTTAAATTAGTAATTCGATTATTGGTTAGATTGCCATCAACATAAAAAACATTGAACTGTTCTTCATGTTTAGAAGTGTAACTACACTTCTCACACACTGACTTTTTCTTATAACCATATAAGGCCCATAGCGGCCTTGATTCTTGATGTCCGCGAGCACAATGATCACATTTTGATCTATAGAACGCCTGACCTTCTTTGTAATAATTTATGGCCACAGGTCTTTGACCGCATTGTTTACATAGATTACGCATGTGCCCTTTTATGCCCTTTTTATACCATGATATTTATGGATTTTTTTTGGATACGCGACTAAATAAAACAAAGTAATCCACTAAGGAGTTTTTAAAATGACAACATTACAATCACCAGGCGTAAGCGTAACAGTAGTAGACGAAAGTTTCTATAACCCTGCGGCACCTGGAACAGTTCCAATGGTATTTGTAGCAACAGCACAAGATAAGGCAAATGCCAGCGGTACAGGTACAGCACAAGGAACAACATCAGCCAATGCTGGCACAGTCTGGGTCATTACCAGCCAACGAGATTTAACTGATACATTTGGTACTCCTTATTTCCAAACTGATGCAGAAAATAATCCAATCAATGGTGGCGAGCTCAATGAGTATGGATTACAAGCGGCTTACAGTGTATTAGGTGTTAGTAGTAAGGCTTATATTGTTCGTGCAGAT